TCTTTTATGATGTCAAAATTCATTATAGAATTACGAAAGCTATCAAAAAAACAAAGCAATAGACAAAACCTATGCCTAGAGGACGAAGACCAGCACCGCAAGAGCTTAAGAAGCAGCGAGGCACAGCGCGAAAAGATCGCGCACCAGAGAACCCCGTAATAGTAGACAAAGCAAAGCCGGTAAAAGCTACGCCCAGCTTTTTAAAGGCGAAGGGTAAAATGATGTACGAGCGCGCCGTAGGGCACCTGCATACTATGGGCCTACTTAGTTCTGTAGACGACACTAGCCTAGAGCTCTTAGCTATGGCTTACCAGGAATGGTATAGCGCCGAGCTTATGCTACAAAGGGAAGGCAGGATTTACGAAACTGTAAGCTCTAACGGAGCTAAGCTTTTAAAGCCGCACCCGGCCGCAGCTCAAAGCTCGGACGCGTGGCGGCGCATTAGAATGATGTTAATAGAGTTTGGACTTACTCCAGCCTCGCGCTCTAAAATGGAACGACCAGAGGGCCGCATACTAGACATAGACGACATAATAGACGCATAATGTACGACAAGCAAAAAGGCGAGAGGGTAGTAAAATTTATAGAGCGACTAACTAGCCACACTAAAGGGGAGCTAGCCGGTAAGCCTTTTATATTAGAGGAATTTCAGAAGCAAGTAATACGCGATGTATTCGGAAACATTAACAAAGACGGTAACAGAATTATAAGAGAGGCTTTTTTATTCTGGCCCCGTAAGAATGGTAAAACTAATTTCTTAGCAGCTCTAGGGCTTTACTTGCTTGTAAGTGATAACGAACCAGGGGCAGAGATTATAGTATGCGCCGCGGATCGCGGCCAGGCTGGAATGATTCACGAAATTCAAAAGCAAATGGTATTAAACAGCCCTATACTTATGAATCAACTTAAAGTATACCGTAACAGCATAGTAAAAAAAGACGGTAGCTTTATACAAGCGCGTAGCGCAGACGCAGATACTGCCCACGGTTACAACTGCCACGCCGTTTTGTTTGACGAGCTCCACAGCCAGCCTAACCGTTCATTATATGACGTAATGAAGACGGCGAGCGGAGCGAGAAGACAACCGCTTTTTTTTAGCATATCTACAGCTGGTTTTAATAAGGAAAGTATTTGTTATGAAGTTTACGACTACGCTAAGAAAGTGCAGGCGGGTATTATAGAAGATAAAACTTTTTACCCGCATATCTACGAGGCAGACCCAGAAGACGACATACAAGACCCGGCAACCTGGCGCAAGGCTAACCCAGGTTACGGCGTAACTATTAAAGCGGATTATATAGAAGCTCAGGCGGCAAAAGCTAAGACGATGGTTACTTATGAAAACACTTTTAGAAGGCTACACCTAAATCAATGGACTACTAGTGAGGTGCGCTGGGTATCAGATGAGGACTTTATGAGCTGCGCGGATCAGTACGGCCCTAATGATTTAGAAGGCCGAGACTGTTACGCGGGTTTAGATCTTGCGAGCACAGAAGATTTATGCGCCTATACTTTAATCTTCCCACCTATACACGAAGACGAACCTTTTAAAACTTTAGTTTATAGCTGGGTTACTGAGGCGGCAGTAGGAAAAAGACAAGGTAAGACGGGCGCAGATTATAATAAGTTCATAGCTAAAGGCGAGCTAGACGTAACACCAGGAAACGTAACGGACTACAGATATATAAGTAAAGTAATTCTAGAGACAGCCGAAAAGTTTAACATAAAAGCCATAGCTTTTGATAGGTGGAATAGTAGCAGCCTTATAGCTGAGCTAGCAGACGAAGGGCTCCCGGTAGAGCCTTACGGCCAGGGTTTCGCAAGTATGAGCCCAGCGATAAAGCAGCTAGAGATATTTATAAAGGGCCAGCAAATAGCGCACACGGGTAACAACCTGCTAAGGTGGAACGTAAGCAACGTACAGGCAAAGAGCGACCCCGCAGGGAATTTAAAATTTGATAAAAGCAAAAGCTCCGATAAAATAGATGTCGCGCAAGCCTGGGCTATGGCGGTGGGCATATGGTTAGCGAAGCATAGAAGCGACGACGACGGAGGCAGTATATACGACGAGCGCGACCTTATAATATTGTAGAATGGATTTAGAAGAGGCCAGAGCTATAGGCTTAAAACTTTTCGACGCAGGCCTTACGCCTTGGCTTAGCCAAGTACCAGCGGGGTATAGTGTTTGTTTTGTTGTAGAAGGTGTTAGATATGAATTAAAATAAATGAAAATAAACTGCGTTTTATTTGCATAGTTAGAATTAAGCCGTATATTTACATCAGTAATAACAACAACAAAAACACTAACAAGATGAGCACTAAAGTAAACTTCACTTCTTACGGCGTACAATTTAAGAACATCGAAATTAACGGCGACTGCTACGATCAAGGCATAAACTACTACACTACTAACCGCGGCCGCAATGCTTTAGTAAAGCAATACGTAAAAGCTTTATACGGTGTTAAGTGTAGCGTACAAACAAACAGCTTCCGCAGTATTGATATAGATATTAAAGCAGAAGACATACCGGCAGACCTTCACGCTACAGCTAAAGCAGATTTAAAAAAAGTATTTTCTAGCGGTACTTATAACGCTATGGAAGACTACCACGACTACAAGGCTGTAGCTATTGAAAAAGAACACCGTATAGACTGTTCAGTAAATTTTTTAAGAGTAAGCTTTATATAAATAAGAGAAGCCCCTAACGGGGCTTTTTTTTATGCCCTAAAAATAAAATGAAAATAAAATAGGTTTTATTTGCATAGTTATAAATAAGTCGTATATTTACAGAAGTAATAACAACAAACACAGACACTATGAAAGCTAGAATATCACACACAGGAAAAGTAATAGTAAAGGGCCAGGAATTTTTAACAGGTAGAGGCATAGAGTACAGAGGTATAGCTTCTAACGGTGAGCATAGCTTTATTATGACAGAAACCGCATACTCTAAAATTTCTAATAGATGTAAGTGGGAGAATTAAATTTAAAGCCCCGGAAGGGGTTTTATTTATTCCCTTTAAAATAAATGAAAATAAAATAGGTTTTATTTGCATAGTTATAAATAAGTCGTATATTTACATCAGTAATAACAACGACAAAAACTATCAAAATGAGAAACTACTTAAACACATTGATCAACGAAAAAGGCCTAAGCTTAGATACAGTAATAGAAGCAGAGGGCCAAGAGTGGGGGACAAATTTTATACCCCTATCTGTAGTAGTGGATTTTTTAGCTACAGCTTCAGAAAGTACGCAAGCTTCAGCAAAAGCTAACCTAGTAAAGATAGATTTTCATAACGGCGACGTAATGCACTTCTTTAAATATGTTGCTGAGTTTATAGCTCAGTAAATAAAAAAACAACCTAGAGCCCAGCCTTAGCGCTGGGTTTTCTATGTCTTAAAAATAAAATGAAAATAAATAGCATTTTATTTGCAGGGAAAATAAAAGGGCGTATATTTACATCAGTAATAACAACAACAAATAATAATTAAACTTTTTTATTATGCTTACTCTTTCTTCTTTTATCGCCTCTTCTCTTTCTAACAGCTCTAAGCTAGATGCTGCCGACGCTTTAACTACTTGCGTTATGCCTAGTTTAGACACTGACTGGATTTACTCAGTAGATCCAGAGACCTACGCAGAAGTAAAAGCTGCTTACCGCGCTTACTCTACTATGGTAGACGGAGGTGTAAGCCTTTACAAAGTGTTTTGCGTGGCTGCCCGTCAGGGTAAGCCGCAGCTAGCAAGGTTAGCCCTATGAAATTAAAAAGAGTTATACAATACGCCGGCGCTGAGATCATAGAGACCCAGCCCGGCCTATTTACCGCCCTACCTAATACGCCTAGCTTCTACGGAAGCAGACAATTTAAAAACCTAGCAAAAGCTAAATTTTACTTAAAACAATGGAACAGAAACTAACAGAAGACCAAAGAGACGCGCGTAGCTTACTTATAGTAACCGTAAGCGCTCTACTATTTTTCCCGGTGATGAATTTACTTTTAAAAGCTGTAAGTTTGTTACAGTACATTCTACTGGGTTATGTCCAGTAAAGTAGAGTACTACTGCCAAAGCTGCGGAACGTACACCGAGGAACTTAGTAACGTAACTACGTTAGATATCTGTAAAGGCTGCTTTACGGAAGAAGATTTAAAAGAAGATGTAACTTTATTTATATGAGAATTATTTTAATAGAGCGTAAGAGCTCTAAAACTGTGGAAGCGTATAGAACACTTACTAAAGCCTGTAAGGCCTTAGATCTTAACTATAGCACCTTAACGAAGGTTATAAACGCTAGCTGTAACTACTACGAAAACGATAACTTTAAAATTACGCGCTTAGCTATACAATAAAAAACCACGCAAAGCAAGTAATAATAAAACTTTTTTCGTATATTCGCCTAAAGTATATACTTCTTAGCTTTGGCAGATAAAAATAACAGCGGCTTTTTTAGTCGACTATTTAGAAATTCCCCGGAGAACCCTAGCACGAGTTTAAGCAACCCGGCTGCGTGGCTTACGGGGCTTTTCAATTCTAGCGCTACCGGCGTACAAGTAAGCGAAGACAACGCGCTAACCTTTAGCGCTGTCTACGCAGCTACCCGGATCATTAGCGAGACTATAGCGAGCATACCGCTTAACGTGTATAAGTATGACGGTGAGACTAGAACAATAGCTAAAGATCACCCTATACAGATACTACTAGCAGAGGCACCTAACCCGGTTAGCTCTACCTTTACTTTCCGTGAAGCTATGGCTGCTAACCTGGTTTTACACGGTAACTGCTACGCTAAAATCTTCTTTAACGCCGCAGGCCGTCCTATTAGCTTAATACCATTAGATCCGCTTAAGGTTCAGGTTAAAATAGTAGACGGTGAAAAAGTCTATATTTTTAATGATAAAGAAACTTTACTAGATTACGAAGTACTCCACGTCGTAGGCTTAAGCTTTAACGGTCTAACCGGTAAGAGCCCGCTAAACGTAGCGCGCGAAGCTATAGCTATAGGACTAAGCGCCCAGGAGTACGGCGCACGCTTTTACTCTAACGGTGCTAACACCGGCGGAGTAATTACAGCGCCAGGACGTTTAAGCCTTGAGGCTATTAACCGCCTTAAACAAAGTTGGAACCGTTCCAACGGCGGAAACTCGAACAGCCACGGCACCGCTATACTCGAGGAAGGTATGAAGTACGACAAGATAGGACTAGACCCAGAGGCGGCCCAGTTCTTACAGTCGCGTAAATTCCAAGTAAACGAAATAGCTAGAATTTTCAGAATACCGCCGAGCTACTTAGCAGACCTAGACAATAGCAGCACGCGTGCCAATGTAGAGCAGCAAGCTATACAATTCGTTAGGGACTGTATAACGCCTTACGTTAGACGCTTCGAGGTAGAGCTTAACCGTAAGTTATTTAGAGAAGACGAACGCGACTACTACGCTTATTTTTCTGTAGACGGGTTAATGCGTGGAGATTTAAAAGGTCGCTACGAAGCTTACGCCGTCGCGCGAAATTGGGGCTGGCTGTCGGTCAATGATATTAGAGACCTGGAGAACCTTAACCCTATTAAGGGCGGAAACGTATACCTTACCCCTTTAAATATGCAGACCGCAGGAGAAGACAGCACTAACGTAGACGCAGACTAAAGCTACTTAAATGGAACTAAACAGAGAACAGCGCCACATAAAAAGCGTAGAGGAAACAGAAACAGAAATAATAATAACCTTTGGTAAATCTGAGCACGTAGAAGAGCTACAGCCGGAAGATATGCCGGTAGAGGCGCAGAGCGAATTAGACCGCGGGGCTTTTGTAAGCTGGCAGAATGAAGGCGAAGAGCGCAGCCACGGAGTTATAACAGATATAGACGAAGACGGATACTACGTAGAGAGCTACAGCTATAACAACAAAGAAGAGGCTTTTACTAGATCAACACCACCGGAGCAAAATTTACTATCCTTAGACTGCCTTAAGGTAATCGAAGGCGCACAGATTCGCAGTATTAGCGAAGTAGTAGAGCAGCGCACTTATGACGGTGAGCTAAAGGCAGACGGCGAGAGTAGAACCGTAGAAGGTTACGCTAGCGTCTTTAATAGTATGAGCGAAGACTTAGGCGGTTTTCGTGAGATCATAAAGCCAGGAGCTTTTACTAACGCAATGAATGACGACGTAAGAGCTTTATATAACCACGACAGTAACTACCTACTAGCCAGAACGGCTAGCGGTACGCTGGAGCTTAAAGAAGACGATAAAGGACTTTATTACCGCTTTGAGATGCCTAACACTTCTTACGGTAATGATATGCTAGAGCTATTTAGACGCGGCGACCTTAGCCAGTCTAGCTTTGGATTTACAGTAGAAAAGGATAGCTGGAAGTTAGAGAACGGCCAGCAAGTAAGATACATAGAGAGCGTAAGTTCTTTATTTGACGTATCGCCGGTAGTTTACCCGGCCTACGTTAGCGCGACTAGTGGACTGCGTAGCGCTGAAGCCCCGGCGGAAGCAGCTATAAAGGACACAACAGAAACGCAAAAAGAGGAAGTAAACTATAATTTATATAACGCTTTAATTAAACTAGCTAAAAATGAACGCTAAACAAATGCGCGAAAAGCGCGGAGCTCTAGTAGAGCAAATGCAGGGAATGGTAGCAGCTGCAAAAGCTGAAGACCGCAACCTATCTAATGAAGAAAATGTAAAATTTGATTCAATTTCTAACGAAGTAGACGAGCTACGCTCTGCTGCTGCACGTATCGAAAGAAGCGAAGACCTTAAGAAAGAAATGGCATCTAACGTAGAAGTTAGAAACGCTGCACCAGTTAAGAAAGTAGAAGCGCGCGACGCTTTTAACTCTTACCTACGTAAGGGCTTTAACAACTTGAACGCAGAAGAGCGCAACGCAATTTCTGAGCTTCGCGGTACTGATACGCAAATTACTACTACTGACGGTTTAGGAGGCTTTTTAGTTCCTGAATTGTGGGCTAGTGAAATAAGCGCTACTGACCTTTTCAAATCAGACATTGAAAAAGTAGCTACTATTATCCAGACGCAAGGCGGTAACAAATTTAACCTACCTGCTAACAATGATACAGCCGTAGTAGCTGCTATCTTAGGCGAAGGTACAGCCGAAGGTGTTAGTGATATGACTTTTACAAATGTAGAGTTTGATCCATATACTTACTCTTCTAAAATTGTAAAGGTATCGCGTCAATTGGTTCAAGATAACGCATTCGATTTAGGTAGCTTTGTTGCTGCTCAATTGGCTAACCGTTTGAACCGTGGAATTAACGCACACCTAACGACTGGAGACAACTCCGCTAAGCCTCAGGGTATCGTTACAGGATCTACTGTAGGTAAGGTGGCAGCTTCTGCTACTGCGGTAACTATTGCAGAGCTTTTAGACCTTATGTACTCTGTAGACGTTTCTTACCGTAACGCTGCCGGCGCTGCGTTTATGATGAACTCTGCAACTTTTGCAGCTATCACGAAATTAGGCTTTGGATCTAGTAATGACTTCCCAGTAGTAATTCCATCTATGGCACCAGGAGAGCCAGATTTACTATTCGGTAAAGCTGTATATATTAACGAAGATATGGCAGGAATCGCTACAGGTGAAAAGTCTGTAATCTTTGGAGATATGAAGCAGTACTATATTCACCAAGCAGGGGGCGTACAGCTTCTAAGATTGGAAGAGCGCTACGCTGACGAACTATCTGTAGGCTACTTGGCTTATAAGAGAGTAGACGGTAATGTAGTACAAGGTTCAGCTATTAAGCACCTTATTCAAGCTTAATTAAGTTAGTAGAGATATGAAGGTTTTATTTAACCAGAATATTAGCGGAGCAGACTTTTACTACCTGGCTGGCCAGGTAGTAGAGCTGCCCGCAGCTACTGCTAAAGATTTTCTAAATGCTAAATTCTGCGAAGTAGTAGAAGATAAGCAAGAGGTAAAAGCTGAAAGAGCAGTAAGCAAAAAGACAACTAAAAGAACCACTAGAGCTAAGTAATGAGCTATACTATAATTACCCCAGCAAGTATACAAGCTTTAACCGTACAAGAGGTTAAGGATTTTCTGCGCGTAGATAGCGACGCAGAGGACACCCTGCTAGGGGTACTTATTAGCGCTTCTACCGAAATGGCAGAGCACTACCTAGGAAGGTTCCTTTTAACTACCGTTATAGAAGAGTTTTACGATTTTTTCCCTATGTCTAGGGTAACCGCAGAACCTTTTAGAGGAGACCGAAATATTATATATTTAAGCCGTGGGCCCGTTCAAAGTATAGCGTACTTAAAATACATTGACGGAAACGGCGACGAAATTACAGTAACAGCTAGCGACTACCGCACAGACCTAGTAAGCGAGCCTGCGCGCATTATGCCGCAGCACGGATGGTATGGTACTAAAGACACAGTTAACGCTGTTATAACTCGCTATACCTGTGGTTACACTCAGGCAAGCGATGTACCAGGTAATATTAAAATGGCTATGCTGTTAATGATTGGCGAGATGTACGAAAAGAGAGTAGACAGCGTACACCGTTTACCTACAGCTTCAGAGTATTTACTAAACCCGTTTAGAGTTTTCCGCTTTGCTTGATCCTGGCCAACTAGATAGAAGGGTAACCCTACAGAGTGCTAGCGTAAGTACGGACGGCTTCGGCCAAGACGTACGCACGTATAGCACCTTAGCGCAGGTATGGGCTAAAGTAGACTACCGCACAGTAAAGGAAGGCGAAGAGACCGAAAGGCTAACCAGCGTTAATAAGGTGCGCTTTACGATCCGCTACCGCGCAGACGTAGACGCTACTACTAAAATAAGCTGGGACAGTAAGACCTATGAAGTAGAAGGCGTAAGCTTAGAAGGGCGGGAGCGTTACCTAATCTTAGATACTGTACTACGGGACTAATGAGAAAAGGCATTTACTTTGAGGTAGAAGGATTAGAAAAGGCTATAGCTAAGCTTAAAATTTTAAGCGAGATAGACCGTAATAAAGCTAGGCAATTTAAGAGAGGTATTAAAAAAGCTGCTAAGCCTTTAGTACAATCTGTTAAAGCTTCTATAAAATCCTCTGAAGGTAATAGCCCAGTTACTAAGACAATACAGACCAAGAGATCGCGCGACGCGTCAAAGCGTAAGTATAAAAATGTTACCTACAAATCTGGTAACCTTAAAAAAAGTATAGGTTTCTTCGCTTCAAGAAAGCGAAACGCTTTACTAGGTTATGTAGGTGCTAGAACTGGTAAAAGAGCGGGTAAAACTTTTGACGGTTATTACGCAGCCATAGTAAATTACGGAGTAGGTAGAGGAAAGGCTAAAGCTAAACCTACTAAAACAAGTAACATAGATTACGCTAAAAAAGGACACTTAAAAGGAAAAGCAGCGGCTCAGGCTTTGCTAACTAGAGAAGTGCAAAAAATATTAAAACAAACCTTATTACAGCTTAGTAGATAATGAACGAGGGGAAAGCTATATATTCAATCCTAACGACAGACAGCGCAGTAAGCGCTATAGTTAGTAGTAGGGTTTACCCACAGATAGCAGCGCAGGGCGCAGTCTTTCCGTTTGTGGTATATGTAATGCAAAATACAGACCCTAGCGACACTAAGAGCGGCGTAAGTACTTTAGATGAAGTACGCTATGATATAGTAGTAGCTAGTGAAACTTATGCAGAAGCTAGCGACTTAACGAATAAAATAAGAACGGCTTTAGATCGCTACACGGGAACGGTAGCCGGAGTCGTTATAGATAGCATACAGTTTATAGACCTGGACGCAGATAACGACCCAGGGACAGAAACATTTTTAACCAGTACAGAGTACATAATAAGAGTTAAACGATGAAAATAACACTAATAAAAAACACTACCCTAGAGAGCGGTAAAAAGCTTGTAAAAGGTACTAACTTAGGAGTAGTTAACGAATACGGCCAGGAGCTTATAAAAGCTGGAAAAGCTGTAGAAATTGGGGCCGCGGCACCATTAGAAAAAGAAGACGAACAAGTAAACAATTTAGACTAAAATGGCAACTACAGGAATTATGAACGGAACCCTACTAGGGGTATACGCAGGCAGCACTTTAATAGCTCACGCTACTGAGGGCTCTATCTCTTTGTCGATGGACACGAGAGACGCAACTACAAAATCTAGCTCTGGAACGAGAGATTTACTAGAAGCAACTAAAAGCGGTACTATATCAGTATCTGCATTATACGCAGAAGATGCCGCTTACGGTGTTGATGACTTAATGTCTTCGTGGTCAGGCCGCGCAGCTATTACAGTTAAGTTTTCTACTGAAGTATCGGGCGATCATTTTTGGTCAGCTTCTGCTTATATTACTTCTATAGAGGTAAGCGCAGGAATGGAAGATAACGTAACTTACTCGGCTACGTTTGAGCTTACAGGTGCTATCACTTACAGCGCAGTAGTTTAATAACAATAACACAAAACACTAAAGCAAATGGTCAAATACGTAGAAATAGGAAGCGAAAAAAGAGCTGTAAAGTTTGGCTTTGCTGCCCTAATGGAATTTACAGAAGCCAACGGTTACACGATGGCTAACCTAGATAGTTTAGGCGATAATATGAAGTTAAAGGACGCTATTTTTTTAGTTTGGTGCGGGTTAAAGCACGGAGCTAGAGTAGAAAAAAAACCTTTTACTTATACTATAGACGATATAGCCGACTGGTTAGACGACAGAGCCGAAGCAATGGAGGAAGTTTTAAGCGTATTTGGCAGTAGTTTTGGTGCGGCAGAAGAGGAAAAAAAGTAAACGGGGCGCCGGGCAGTAGCTCGGCTGCCCCTTTAACTTTTGACTATTACCAGGAGCTAGCGCTAGGTCAGTTAGGCTGGGCTCCTGATATTTTTTACGATGCAACACCTAGAGAGTTAGAGAATGCCCTTAAGGGCTTCTTTAATTTATACGAAATAAACCAGAGGCAAGACTGGGAACGCGAGCGCTGGAGTACTACTATACTAGTAAATCTTCAGCTAGAGAAAAATAAAAAGATAAAACCTACTGACTTAGTAAGTTTTCCCTGGGAGCAAAAACACAAAGCAGCAAAGCTAACAAAACAAGAAGCTAAAGCAATTCTAAGCAAATGGCAAAAAGTATAGCAAGTACTAACATAAGCATAGGCGCAAATTTAAGCGGCTTAAAAAGAGGCTTAAAAATTGCGGGGCGCAGTCTTAAAAAGTTCGGCGCTTCAGCTAAGCGCGTAGGCTCTAGTATTACAAAAAATATAAGTTTACCTTTTGCCCTTGTTGGTGCAGCTAGCGTAAAAATGGCTAGCGACCTAGAAGGCAGCTTTGGAAAGATTGAGAACTTAGTAGGTATTACAGGAAAGGCGCTAGACGATTTTAAAAATAGCGTAAGAAATGTAAGCAGCGTAACAGGGCAGAGCCAGCAAGAACTAAGCGAAGCTATGTTTACCATATCTTCCGCAGGTCTTAGAGGCGCACAAGCTACCGAGGTACTAGAGAGAGCCGCCAAAGCTTCAGCTATTGGATTAGGAGAAACCCAGCAAGTAGCGCAAGCGCTTACCGGGGTTTTACAGGCTTACTCTAAAGAAGGCCTAACAGCCGCAGAGGCTACCGATACTCTTACAGCTATAGTAAGAGAAGGTAACCTAGAGGCGGAGTCTTTAGCACCTACGCTAGGGCGTATAGTGGGTATAGGTGCCCAGCTGGGTATAAGCTTTCAGGAGCTAGGCGCGAATATTGCGACCTTTACCCGTTTAGGTGTACCAGCTGAAGAGGCAGTAGTAGGGCTTCGTGGTATTATGACCACCTTTTTAAAGCCTACTAAAGATGCCGAAATGGCACTAGGTCAGCTAGGCCTTACTTCTGAAGATGTCCGTAAGAGATTAGGCAGCGAAGGTTTACAGTCTACCCTAGCTTTTTTAATGGAAGGCTTCAAGGGTAACGACGAAGCACTAGCTAGCGTATTCGGTAACGTCCGGGCGCTATCCAATGTATTAGGTACGGCAGGAGCTCAAGGCGAAACCTACGCAGCTGTATTAGATAATATTAGCAACTCTACAGGAATAGTAGACGAAGGCTTTAAGAATGTTAGCGAAGAGTCAGGCTTTAAATTTAAGCAGACCTTAAACGAATTAAAGAACACAGGAATAGAACTAGGTAACGCTTTGCTGCCTTTGGTTACTAATATTACCCAATTTATAACTAGAGCTGTAAACGCTTTTAGGAATCTTAGCACAGAGACTAAAACGGCTATGCTTACCCTAGTATCTATAGTAGCCGCTAGCGGGCCAATAATGACGGCTATAGGTGTTATATCTACAGTCTTACCCGCTTTGTTAGGGCCTGTAGGTCTTATTATTGGCGGTATAGCTGCCGCTGGTTTTGCGGTTTATAAATTCTGGGATCAAGTAAGACCTATTTTAGTAGGAGTAATAAACTACTTTATAGACCTCTATAACGAGACCACCGCTTTTAGGGCTGTTATACAGTATAGTATAATGACATTTAAAAACTTATGGGTAATAGGCGAGGCTGTATTTAACAACTTTATGACAGCCTTAACCGCTTTAGGTAAGTTTTGGGCTGGTGTATTTACTTTCGACGCAGCTCTTATAAAAGAAGCCTTATCTGAGGCTGCTAATGTTGTTTATTCTTCAGTAAGTGAAATAGCGGACGGCATAGAAAAAAATTTAGGAGAAGCTTTAGAAAATACTCTAGAGCCTAAAGATAAAATAGAGCTCGTTACTGAGCAAGGTTTGCAGTCCGGCATAGACGATATGATAGCCCCTATTAAAAAAGCTTGGGACAGTATAAAAGGTCTATTTACTTTTCAAGGTGGAACCGGTGGCGGTGGTGTAACAAGTACGGGCCCGGCAGAAGTAATAGACGCTACAGGAACCGCGGCAGAAGAAGCAACGCCTAAAGTAAATAAACTAGCTGAAGCCTGGAACGGGTTTAGGGAAAATGTAGACGTAGTTAACTTAGCTATAGGTCAACTAGGTGGAGCTTTTGAAGAGGTATTTACAGAGATTATAAACGGTACAGAGAAAAGCTTTAGAGAGCTTACCGGTATAGTAGTTAGCGCACTTACTAAAATGATTACTAAACTTATAGCGGCGGCTTTAGCTGCGGCTGTTTTGGTAGCCTTGTTAGCTGCGGCTGGTATAGGTAGCTTTAGCGTTAAGAATATGGCTAGCTTTGCTAGTGGTTTTAAAGATATATTCGGACAGCTAAGCGGCGTAAAACTAGCGAAAGGGGGGTTAGCCTATGGCGAAACCTTGGCTGTAGTAGGCGACAATCCTAACGCTAGAATGGATCCGGAAGTAATAGCCCCACTATCTAAGCTTAAAAATATGATAGGCCAAAGCGGCGCAGGCGGTATGGTTACCGTAGTAGGTAAGATAAGCGGCCAGGATATACTCCTAAGCTCAGAAAAGGCGGGCAGAACGAGAAG